GCCTCAAGGTATGCGGATTACCTTGAAGGAAAGTTAAAAGATTTTTCGTTAGAGTCTCAAAAAGTAAAAACTTATTTATCGTTAAAGAACTTTGTAGAGCAATCTAGTAAGTTGCTTATGAATTTTAAAGTTTCAGACGATGAGGACAACCTTTCAGATAAAGATGATAAAGCTTTGGATAGGGGTTTAAAGTTTGGTAAAGAGATAGATGACTTACAAACGTTATTAGATAAGATGTATGTGGGGATTGGAGAGTTACCAGAGGATAAAGGTAAGCAAGAGGCAGCAGGAGCTTACGAGGAATCAATGAGAAAGCTTAAAAAATCATAATGGCTACTCTTTCTAAAAGAGCAATGAAGCCCTCTGGGTTTCAGCGAACTCACCAGGTTAAACTTGGTGATGTAGTGGAGTTTGAATATGAACTACCTCAACCCCCTAAGAATTATAAAGATATAGCGAATTGGAATTTACCTATAAACAAACAGAGGTGGGTTATACCAGTTGAAATACTTTCTCAGTCTGAATACGAAGAATTAGACACTGATGAAGCTGCGGATTATTTGGTTCAAATTATGGATTGGAGGATTAATGGTTATTGGTTTTATAATCATGGTAATATTGAGTATTTAACAGGAGATCATTTCTTCTATTTAGCATTTTGGAGAATTGATGGGGTTATTCCTTACTGGAAAGATTCTGACTCTACTTTTTTTTATATTGAACGTTATTGTCAGTTAAAAAAGAATTGTTACGGGTGGATGCAAGTTACTAACCGTAGAGATGGTAAAACAGGTAAAGCTACTTCTATTATATACAATAGAATTACTTTAAACTATAATGCCAACGGAGGTATACAGTCTAAAACATTAAAAGATGGTAAAGTTATATTTGGTAAGTTAATTAAGTCTTGGCAAAAATTACCAGCTTACTTACGACCTGAAGATTCTGGGGATACAAACCCTAGTCAAATATTAAAGTTTGTAGAGCCTGCTAAAAGAAGCTCAAAAGGAGAAAAGAAATATATAAGGAAGTATTAAACTCTCAGATTGATTATTTATCAGCAGTAGATAATGCTTATGATGGTACTAAGCTTAAATACTACTACGATGATGAATATGGTAAAACAACAGAGGTAGATGTTTTAGAAAGATGGAATATCGTTAAAGAGTGCTTGGTTCAAGGTAGAAATATTGTAGGAAAGAGTTTGCATACAACTACTGCTGAAGAAATGGAAGATAAGGGCGGTCAAGCTGCTAAAAATCTTTGGGATGAATCAGACATACACGAGGCTGTTAAATTAGGAAGAGATATGACTATATCTGGATTATTAAGATGGTTTAAGCCTGCTACTCATGGGTTAGAAGGTTTTATTGATTCTTATGGCTACAGTGTCATAGAAGATCCTGAAAAACCTGTAATAGGAATAGATGGCGGAGTTATAGAGATGGGTTCTAAAAGCTATATAGCAAAAGAAAGACTAGGAAAATCAGGTTCTACATTAGCAGGGGAAAAACGTAAATATCCTTTAACTATAGATGAGGCTTTTATAGAGGAAGGAAAGGAGTCTCCGTTTGATGTTATAAAACTAAATGAGCAATTGTCTTATTGTGGCACACTTAGTAATAAAACAATAAAAGGAAACTTTGTTTGGTTAGATAAGAAGAATAAACAAGTAGGTTGGCAACCAACCGAAACGGGAAGGTGGTCTGTGTTGTGGATGCCTCCTGTATCAGAAAGAAACAAACTAGTTGCAGATAGAAGAGGTTATAAACCTAGTAATTACCTTAAAGCGGTATCAGGAGTCGATCCATTTGACCATAAGACTACTACGGATGGTAAAAAATCTAATGCTGCGAGTTATGTGTATAGAAAATATAACGCTTGGGACGCTGAAACAAGTGATTGTTTTGTTTGTGAATACGTTAATAGACCAGCTACTCCTGATATGTTTTATGATGACATGATTAAGCAGTCTGTATTCTACGGAATAGAGTTATTAGCTGAAAATAATAAACCAGGTATTGTTAATTATTTTGAGAACAACGGTTTTAGTCATTATTTAATGGATAGACCACCTTTAACTCACACAGAAAGCAGTAAGCGTCAAAAAGAAAAAGGTATTCCTATGAGTGGGGAACAACCTAGAACTTTAGCCGTAGAAACTACTGAAACTTATGTGTATAAGAATACAGGATTAAATTATAGTGATGGAACTTACGGTAATGTATTCTTTCCTAAGTTGTTAAAATGTTGGATAAAGTTCAATCCTCAGAAGTGGACAGACTATGATGAATTTGTAGGTGCAGCTCTGTGTTTGTTAGCAAAAGATAGGTATATAAGAACTAAATCAGTTAAATCAGGAAGAGAAGTGTCAAGGTATATAAAGAGCTATAAACGTAAGAGGTAGAATAATATGTAAAACATTTTGCATATATTTGTTTTTGTAAGAAAATTTTTATAAGAGAATGATAGATTCTAAGAAAAGTAATATAAACTTCCCAGATAAAACTCTTTCTAAAGAAGAGAAAGGAGAAAAGAAGTACGGATTAAAGTATGCTAAAGCTATGTATGGCACATATTCTTCAGAAGATTTCTCCATATATAATAAAATTTCAAAGTTTGTAGAGTTAAGAAAATCAGCGGAGGGTCTTCAAAGTATAAATAAGTTTAAAGACTTAATGGATTTAAATGGAGATCAGTCATGGGTTAATATTGATTGGCAATCTGTATCTTGTATTCCTAAGTTTGTAAATATCATCGTAGGAGAAATGATTAACCAACAATTCAAGGTTAAGGCAGAAGCTATGGATGAGTCTTCTATGACTAAGTTTGAGGAAGAAAAGAATAAAATTTACGCTAATATGCTAATGGCTGATTTCTCTCAAAAGATGGAGCAGGAAACAGGTATTCCGTTAGTAGATAAAGGTATTCCGATCCCAAAGGATAAAGAGGAGGCAGATATTTTAATAGAAACTACATTAAAACAGGCAGTAGAGATAGCAATGGAGGTTTCGATTTCTTTTGTTATGAATAGCAATAATTATGATAAAGAAATCAAAGAAAGAGTAATCAGAGATTTAATTGTTATTAAGATTTGTGCTGTAAGAGAATACTTTGACAATAATAATGATATTAGAATAAGATACGTAGACCCTGCTAATTTAATTGTTCCTTATACTAAAGACCCTTATTTCAGGGATTTAGAGTACACAGGAGAAATTAATAAAATGAATTTTAATGACTTTTGTGCTTTAGTCGGAGACGAGATGGACGGTAAAGCTTATTACGATATATCAACAAAAGTAGGTAAGCAAAAACTATCTCCTAACTCATTACGAGAAGAAAACGGAAGATATTATTACAATTCAAACTCTAGTAGCACCTCTGAAAAAGACTTTTATATTGAAGTTGTAGACTTTGAATTTAGGTCGTGTAACTATGAGCATACATACGAAAAGAAACATATTAATAAAGGTAATTACTTTTTAAATAAAAAAAGAACAGGTTACGAACCTAAGAAATATTCTAAAAAGAAGAAAGAAGTAATTAGAAAAAAAGTAGAAGTATTTTATGAAGGTTTATATGTGGTAGGAACTGACTATGTATTTAAATATGGTCTTCAAGAAAACATGAGCCGACCTAAGAAGGCAGGTGCTTACTGCTCAGAAGTTAAAAGTAGGTATAACATCGTAGCTCCTGGAATTTACGATATGGAGAACAAGTCAATGGTTGAAACTATGACTCCTCATGACGATCAAATGATTTTAGCTTATTTAAAGTTGCAACAAGCGATGATTAAAGCTAGACCATCAGGTATTGCGGTAGATGTAAGTTCTCTAGAAGGTGTTTTAAAAGGTAGGGGACAAGATTTCTTAGACCCAATGGAGATTGTAGAGATATTTGACCAAACGGGTAATATGCCTTATAGATCTGAAGATTCAGAGTTTGGAGGTCAGATTAATCAAAAGCCAATTCAAGAACTAGCAAACGGATTAAGCGCAAATGCTTTAAACTTTGTATCTATTTACAATCATAATCTTGAGATGATTAGAAACATCACAGGTATTAATGAGGCAAGAGATGGCTCAACTCCTGATTCATATTCTTTGGTGGGATTACAAAAACTAGCTGCATTAAGTAGTAATACAGCTACAAGACATATTTTAGACGCAGGTCTTCAAATGAGTCAAAGACTTTGTACAGCATTATCTAGTAGAATTGCGGATGTAATAGAATATTCAGAATTTAAAGAAGAATTTGTTAATCAGATTGGAAAATTTAATGTTGGATTACTT